CCGGTATATCGCCAGTAGCCGGGCTCAGAGTGCCATTAATCCTGATGAAGCTTTCGCAACATCAGCATCTTCTGGACCTCTGTGACTGTGATTGACGGATTGTGCCCAGCTGGGCACGAGTCCGCCACCAGTATGACGTCCTTACCCACAGACAGCCAACCGGCTGTGTGATTAAGGTTAAACGCCAATCTACCTGTCTCCATTAGGAAGGAAACTCGATCATAAATCGAATGATTTATCATCTTATTATCCGCCAACTGGATCAGGTACAACAGTACACACGAATGGTCGCTCATAAAGCTACCATCGAGGTACCTTGCCCGTATTGGGCTAGTAACATAGGATTTCATTTATAATGATTTCTTTTGTGTTTTCTAGTCCTAACTACTGACGCTACGTATCTTGTAGCGGGGTGAGCATCGGGTTTTACCCCTGATATGCTCATCTCGCAACGGCTGACTAAACCGCTGCCCACCCACGACTCAAACAAACGCGTCGTGGGAGCGCGTAAACGCCGACCTCGGACTGTTTGCTTCCCGGTTTGATGGAACGTGAGGAATTACTCCCCATATTCATTATCCGTAAGCATTCTTTCCAACCGTCAACGGAGAATTGCTTCTTCCGTGGTTTGACGATCCACGTCCTATATTCCAAACGATGCAACTCAGGAGAAAACCTCCTATGATGCAAACGATGGTTAAGACGTGCTTCAATCACGTGAGGACGACAGAACCCTATAAGGGCGGATTGATTCAAGCGTAACTGGCCGTTGGATCGGTCAGTATACCTGTATCTCTCCCTGATAAATGGCAAGGGACCATAGCGGTCCTCAACCATTTCCCGGATAGATTCTGCAGTACTCCAGTAGCCTTTGTCCCAAAGGGAGTTTGATAGCTCCACATAAGACATAAGCTCAGTCGCGTTTCTGTCACCACGATGACCCCACGGGGTTCGTAAACGAACGGGTGTGACATCGACGCCTCCATAGGCATCGCACCCACAGGACTCTCGGAAGAGTCCACCCGTACAGCACTTCGCCGAGTTGAACACAAGTCCAACTTTAGGGAAGTACTGCATTATGGGCGCATAGTCGTCGCGCCCTACAATGATGTCATCGCCATATACGAAAACAGAGGCCTGGGCTTTCGTCCATGCTTGTTCATCGTAGGGATCCGGATCCGTGCCCCACTTTGGGGCGGGCGGTAACTCGGTCCTATTTCGTATATACAACACTGCTACAGCTAGTGCGAAGAAGCAAAGCGCCTCAACGGGAAAGCATACTGCTGAACCCATCGGGGCGAACTTTGCCATTCGCACTACTCGGCCATCAGGCAATCGCGTGCATTCACTCCTCGAGGCTTCCAAACCTTCGAGTAGCGACGTGCCTGCAAATAGTTCCTTAACTAAATGCAGCGAGACGCGATCACTTGCATCCTTCATATCTAGCGTCGCGCGACTTCCGTCACGCGACGCCTTCAAGGCGAGGTCCCTATTCACATTTTGGTCACGAAAATTCACGTGGCCACGTGTCATAGGGTGCCTCTCCACCCACCGGTACATCTTCCGGCGGATGCCTTGCTGAATCCACTGGTTTTCCAGTGGCTCAGAAGATATCAATCGAGGGCCCCTTGAGTCTTTGGGAACGAGGACAACTTTCGAAGTCCCGTACTCCTCTACTCTAAGGGCTTGGATCCAGTCGAGCTGATCTGAGACTTGGTTAAGTCCCAGAACGAAGTAATCCGTAAACGGATAGACTCGTTCGAGGCGAGAGAATATGCGGGAGAAATTTGATTTCTCTCCACTTTCTTCGCCAGTCGAGACAGCTCCAGGGCCGTGTCGGGGGATAATTTCCCGAACGTTAAACCCATCGAAAACCCGGCTAAGAAATAGCCGAGCTTTCGAGATGACCGGATCGTCCGAAGGCGGGAACTCCCAATTGGAGAGTTCCGCTTCGGTCGAGATGAACGATTCAATGACAGATTGCTCTGTTTCATGGTCGTATGGCAAGCTAAGCTTGTACGCAAAGTACAAGAACTGACGCAAGTGCTTCAATGCGTTTATGTCAGGATCACTCCTGACATATCCGTTATTCATGAAGACGCGCTCTAGTAACCACCCTAAAAATAGGGGAATTACGGAACCCGGTTTCGTTCGAAACCCAGGAACTTGAAGAGCGACGTCACTAGACAGAGAATGATCAATTCTTTTGCCTAGCTTCGGGAGGGTTTTCGTGATGAACGAGATACCCTCTGAATCGACCCGATTCTGCAAAGTGCGGAGATCGTGTCGAGACTCATGAACTTCAGGATAGCATTGAGCTATATCATGGTACAGTTGCACGGTCAGAGAGACATATATCTCTAGGCTATTATGGTTACCCATAGGGAGACCTCCTAGCCAAACTATGCAACAGAACCACAACAAGTCAAACTAACTCGTACCGTCGATTAGGATTCGCCCGCAAGAATGCGAGCGATCTTAGTCTCATCGAGGGTGGCCGCCGTTGAAGAAACGGCGAGAGCACCAATGAGGCATTCGACGAGTCCTTGGCCTAGAGAGGCCGCGGACACAAGCGTGGTGCCGTCGGAGATATCGTAGACAGGTGTCTGCGGAATCCCTATGACAGCGTACGCGTACGAGTTATACGCCTTCCCTTCGGGTCCCATAACTGGGAAATCGAAGCGAATAAGCGTCCGCGTCGTTTGGACCGGCTTCTGCTCGTTGCTATTTGAATGAGCAATTCGCAGGGTAGACGGGCCATTACTGTCCGTGCCAGCGATTGTTATCGATGGCAGGACATAACGTGCGGACCCATCTCCAGCGTCAATGCGCGGCCAGTTGTCTGTTGAGATAACTGTAATCGCGGCATGAGCGCCGAGAGATAGGCGTTTAATAGGCAGTGGATCAGTTAACATAACTTGGTCTCCTTCCGTATTAACTTGTTATTGAAACGTATTACTACGTTTGTGTTGTCCCATAGGGAACAATTCGTTGGCCTAAAAGCGCCGCAGCAATAAAGATGCGACGTATTTTCAGGGGCGATTTGCTCGCTACGGGACCCGGTGGGTACTTATTTACGAAGACTGCCTTCGGTTCGAAGCGTCTCCGCACATAAGTGGTATGCAGCTCGGTGCCCATAAGGACATTCGTTCGTGGCAGTCCGCTCCAGCCTGTGCCGGAAGCGTAATCTGCCTGATTGAAGTCTGCAAACCAAGTGTTGCCAGTAATGACTTTAATGCTTTCGCAATAGTCACGAACGGCAACATCACAAGGGAAGAACCTCGGGCGATTCTTGTGAAGCCAGCTGCCGACGCCATAAAACCAATCAACTACAAAGCTGAATGGAATGACGTCCCAGGCGGCCGCAGGATCGAGGATGCCAAAAGCATCAACGAACTGCGCAAGACGCGCAAGGAACCCTTGGAACTCAGGGCAACGATACTCATAAGATAGAGTACCGTGGTGCAGAGCAGTTAAAGTACGTGAATGACAGCGGACATTTATCCCGCTGGACACGCCCGGTCGAATCTCAACGGCATGTACCCCAGAAAGGGTACGCGCCGGGAAGCGACTGGTAAGATCGATCGGAGGACGAATCCTCCAATATCGTTTCTTCTTTAACTCAGGATTGTTTTCTCGATATGCCCGCTGAAGTTTACCGACGACGTCGATAAACAAGCGAAGGTCATCGAGAAAAGGTATCAATCCAAATGAAACCGCTAAATGATCATCGGACACTTGCCCGATGGTCTTATCACCGGCCAACGCTCGGTAGCGTTGAATCTGTGATCGCGGAGACACCAAGGATCGATACAGCCCCTTCAGTTGAAAAATATCAACTAAGAGGAACCAGATGGAAAAATCCCAATCAAGGGGATCCCAACTGATCTCAATCTCTGTCCGCCCAGCGTCGCCTAACTCGCGTATGATTTGCTCCAGTTGGAGCACTTTCAGCGAGCTAACGCGGTCCACCGTCCGATTTGGGTCATCGACCCAAAGCGTAGAGTAGTCAGCAACAGTGTTCAACAGTGAGGCCTCGTAGATATTATTTTCTACGACAACCTTACTCATCGGATAGTTCAGAAGGTAATAGTTACTGGCCGCAGGGCCAGGCTGTTCCATCGGTTCTATTGTTTCCGATACGTTGAACGGTCCCTCAAACTTCTGATATTGGGCCTTAAGCGTAGACGTGGTACAATCCTTGTACTTCAGTCGTCCGCCTCCGGTCCAGTCAGTAATTTGCCCACTTTCGTGGGTAGGGAATGGATGTCCTAACGCATCTAGCGTGGAATCCACCAGTTCGTCCGATAACCCGTCTGTTGAGACGTGTCGTCGATCGATTCTGCTATGAGAGAGAATTCTCCCTCTTGGTTGCTGTCTGGTACGTTGATGTGAGCTCATATTCTGATGTTCAAGACTCCGG